TTTAAAAAGAATAAAGGTTGGGAGATTATCAACTCTTGGATGAAGGCTGCTCTCCTATGGAAGAACGCAGCGGTAGTCTGGGAGTACGTAGAAGATTACGAATACACTTTTGAAGAGTATGAAGAAATCACTGCAGAAGCTCTTGACATGTTACTAGCAGATTCAGAAGTAGAAGTAGTAGGTGACCTGTACTCTAATGAGGGTGGTCTCTATGAAGACGTACGTGTTAAGCGTACTAAGAACAAGAGTGGCATTAAGATCCGTAACATTGAACCTGAGTCTTTTATCATTAGCCAAGGCGCTGATAGTATTGAGAGTGCAGACTTTGTTGGAGTACAGTCTGAGATGACTCGTTCTGAGATCCGTAAGCAATACCCAGAGCAAGCTGACAATGTTGACTGGGATAGCACAGACCATGACTACTCTTTTGCATCTGCTATTAATAATGAAAAAACAGCTCGAAGGACTTCTGTTGGATTGTCTAACTATTCCTTTGGAGCTAACAACACCTCAGAGGCTAATCAAACAGCTACTGTGTTAGAGTGTTGGTTACGGGTTGACCGTGATGGCGATGGTATCGCAGAGCTTAAGCGTTTCATTACAGTGGGTGGTAACATCCTTGTTGAAGAAGATGTCGAGTGTGTTCAGATTGCTGAGCTAAAGCCCTTTGACATTCCACATGAGTGGGCTGGTCTATCTATGGCTGATATGACTCGACCTTCAACCCTAGCGTCTACAGCTATCCTGCGTGGCTTTGTTGAGAATACATACTTGACTAACTACTCACCTAAGCTAGCTGATCCTAATGTTGTTGACTTCTCTGCCCTGCAGAATATGAAACCAAAACAAATTGTACCTACCAATGGTAATCCAGCTATGGCTGTGCATAACATGCCACCAGAAGCTTTGTCTACAGGTACAGTGCCTCTGCTTGAGTTCTTGCAGAAGCATAAGGAACAAGCCAACGGTCTGTCAAAAGCAGCTCAAGGTCTTAATGATACACTGTATGTGTCTGGTAACTCAGAACAAAAAGTATCAGCTGTGCAATCTGCAGCACAAACTCGCATCCAACATATTGCCCGAAGGTTCATGGAGACTGGCTTAGCCACTTTGTGTGAAGGTGTGTATCGGACTATGAAGTTGGAAATGCGTACAAATGAAATGGATTATTATGATCGCAATGACCTCTACCAAACAATTGATGTCAAGGAACTCCCTGATACTCTTATGTTGCAAGTAGAAGCAGATGTGGGCGATGCAAGTAATAACTCTATATTAAGTAAGATGCAAATGATTGGTACCCAAGTAATGCCTGCCTTAATGCAAGCAGGGTTCCAAGGGGTTATCAACCCTATGGCTCCGGCTATCATTGCAGCTAAAACCATTGAGGCTTTAGGTGAAGATCCGTTAGACTACATAGTAGACTACACTTCCGACGAGTATAAAAAGTCAGCAATGGAAGGCAAGAACCAAGAAGCTAAGGCGAATGAGATTAAGAAAGCTATGGAAGAAGCAACCATGAAAACTAAAATGGCGCTTGACCAAGCAAATGTCGATTACACTAATGTACAATCTCAGAACGCTATTCAGGATAACCTGAAGCAACTTGTTGTTGCCTTAGATAAGTCATATCAAGAGTGGGCCAAGTTAGAACTAGCCGCAGCTAAGGACGGGCAACCTACCCCTGAGCAACCTCCCGTACAAGAGATGTATGCGATGGCGCAGCAATTAATTCAACAGACTATGACCCAGCCACAATCCAATGGAAAGAAAGAAGAAGAACAGGCTTCAGCTGAACAACCGCAACCCTCTCAGGCTCCGGAACAACAGCAGACCCCTGAAGGTATTCAAGCTTTCCTTGGACAAGGTGGTCAGGGTATGACCTAAGGAGGTGATTCCGATCTTTGAACATACCACTCCAGTTTAGTCTGGGACGTATCTGATAAAACGTGTGGTATTGTTTAATACAATAGGGGCCCAGATGGGCTCCTTAACTTAAGACACTAACAGAGGAGATATAGTGGATAAGTATAAGAATGGGGCTAAGCGTAAGTTCAAGCCTACAATGGACCAGAAGACCGGTGAGTACAAGGCTAACCCCTTTGCTACCTCACAAACAGCCTTAACCCGAGCAACCTTTGCAAAGAAAGAAAGAGATGAGTTCTTCACGGAAGCATACTCTGACATTCTTGTAGACTTGTTCGTTCAATGGTTGCAGACAGAACCGCATTGCACAAAAGAACGTGAGTACTTATTCCACGTAGCTATGGGCTTGGGCTCTGTTAAAGAACGTCTCTTGAATATTGAAACCTATGGGTTCAACCAAGAGCTTATAGATATCAATAGATCTCAAGAAGGAGATGAAGAATGATTAAAGATGTAGATCAGAAGGTACTAGAGAAGGCTATTAAGGCTACCGAAGGTACCGTTAAAGCAATGGTTAAAGAGTTAGCTGCAGGCCCCGGTAAAGCCCGGTTCCACGCAGAAACCTTTTGCCATGCAGTCGATGCACTGGCACGACTAGAAAGTTTTAAAGAACAACCCCGAGCGCCTAAGAAGAAGGCTGCGGTTAAACAGGACTAATAAAGGATAACAAATTATGAGCAACAAAAACACTACAGCCTCTACCCATTCGGATGACGCTGGTTTTTATGCTGGTCAAGATGGTCAGTCGATCGATGACATTCCAGTACCCATGGGCCCAATGGGCGAGTTGTTAGGACTCACCATTCCCGATGAGGAGGAATCTCTACCAAATGATGACGAATCTCAACTTGACCCGGAAGATTCTGTGGAAGAAGGACCCGAGGATGACGACACAGATGAAGACGATACCGATGATTATGAGGAAGACGCTGAAGACGACGAAGAGTATGAGGATGAAGATGATTCTACCCAAGATGACGATTTGCCGGATGAAGAGGAAGTAGACTGGGACTATCAAGTTCCTGTTAAAGTTGATGGAGAAATAGAATATGTTTCTTTGTCAGAACTTCGCAAAGGTTTTGCTACTGATCAACACTTGTCTAAGAAGGGTAGAGAAGTTAGTGAACTTGAGAAAGGATTAAAAGAAGAATACTCCGCTAAGACTAATCAAGTTGTTGAACTTGGGACTGTTTTGCACACACAGCTACAACAACAAGAGACTGTGTTGGCACAAGAGTTCCATGACTTAGAATCTAAAATTGATACAGCCCGTAAAAACGGGGATACGTATGAGCTTAATGAGCTCAAGGATAAAAGAGAAACCGCACAGAAAGAGTACTGGTCAGCACGTAATCAACGTGAAGGCTTGGCAAGTGCAGTTCAAAAGCAACAAGAAGAACAGCTACAGGGTCAAGTAGATGAGTTGATGGCTAGGTTTGAAGAAGACATATCCACACTTGTACCTGACTTTGACTCAGAAGCTGTACGTGAGTTTGCTTTAGAAGAAGGTGTCCCTCAAGAGTTCCTTGATATTATCATGGATGCTAATGTAGTTAAGTTTGTGGATGACTATCGTCGTCTCAAACAGAAGACTGCCTCAGGCTCTGCTAAACGTAAAAAGGTCTCTAAGGCTAAAGGTATACCTACTAAACGTAAGAGTACTAAAAGTCAAAGAGAAGCCCGTAACTCTCAAAACCTACGAGACTCTGTTCTCTCAGGTAATGGGGATGAAGGTTCAGAATTAGATTTTCTAAAGTCATTAAGCAAGTTCCGCTAACATAATAGATTCAACATTAATTTAATTATAAGGAATATAAAATGGCTGCTACAAACTTTGCAACTACTGCGGTAAATGCCCGCAAATCTGAGAAAGAAGATCTAGCGAACTTCATCTCAATGATCACTCGTGATGAGACTCCATTCATTGCTTCCGTTGGTAAAACCAAAGCTAAAGGTATTTTCCACGAATGGCAAACTGATGAGCTTCTGGCTCCTTCTTCTAGCGCTGTTGCTGAAGGTTCTACCTTCGCTACTATCGCTGCTGCACAGTCTGCTGGTGGTGATCGCACTCGTCTGGGTAACTACACTCAGATTAACTCTAAGACCGTACAGGTTTCTGGTACTAAACGTGCTGTAGACCAAGCCGGTGTTGCTGACGAATATGCTTACCAGCTTAAGAAAGTCGGTACTGAAATGCGTCGAGACCTTGAGCTTGATTTGGTACATAGCTTCCACAGCTCTAACGGCACTGGCACTCGTACTCTTGGTGGTTACCAAGCATACGTGAATGATGCTGCTAACGTAGTTATCGCTGGTGAATCTGGATGTTACACTGCCCCAGATAATACTAGTGTTGGTACTGCTGGTACTATCGACCGTACTACTTCAACTGCTGATGACCTTCTTAATGATATCGAGCTAAGCCACGTTGATGACATTATGCAGAAAATCTACGAAGCTGGTGGTAAAGCTACTACTTTGATGACTTCTCCGTTGAACAAGCGTACTCTGTCATCTAAGGCTCACGGCCAGACACAGAACACCGTTCGTAACGTAGACGACACTGGTAAGATCCGTCAAAGCATTGAGTTGTTTGATAGTGATTTTGGTACTCTTCAAATCGTACCTAACTACATTATGGGCCTAGCTCACAACACTGGTGCAGATAATACTACTAACTCAGCTAACTTCTGTGCGTTAGTGTATGATCCCTCAATGTTCAAGATTGCTACTTTGCGTCCACTCCAGGAAACTGAAGTTGGTCAGCAAGGCGATAGCACTGTTGGTCAGATCGTGGAAGAGTGTACTCTTGCAGTAAGCAACCCTAAGGGTTGTGGTATGATCGTAGGTCTGGGTGGTTCATAAACCCTAGTACCTTTGGGGCTCCCTTCTGGGGGCCCCTTCTTTTTACCTATGGAGGATAAATGGATAAGTTTTCAGGAATGCAACTTGATAGAAACGACAGTAACTTAACAGTTAATCAAGATGTAAGCGAATACATTAAGTACGCTAAAGAGTCCCGTGAGGCTCAACTCAGAGGCGATGCCTCTCACTACAGGTCATTTGCTATCATACCCGATATCGTAGCTATTGACATATTAACTAAGCATGGTCTCAATCTCCTTGAAGAAGGGTTTATGGGTAACCCCGCTGATGTTGCTAAACTTAAAAGAATAATTAAATCAGAGTACCCAGACCTGTTAACCTCTAACATCTCAAGGGCTCGTGGTTAAAACAGGAGACACATATGTCAACGCCATTATACGATGCTATGGTTGCTAAAGTAAGATCATGGGTTAATAGAGACGAGAACGTTCTGACCGATAGCCTAGTGAATAACTTTTTAGATTACTCAGCAGATTACTGCTATAGGCATTTACGAATCCCACCACTAGAGCATACGTTTGTTTACAACGCTATTACTAGCGAGACAGAAGGTGAAGATTCTATCTTAATGCCTTCAGACCTTTCTGAGTTAATTCAGTTTAGCAAGGTAAACAATCAAAGCGAACGTACAGTTTTTAATGAAAGGCTTTCTTTGTTTGCTATGCAAGATAAAGACATGGCTAAGCTTAATAACAACTTTGCTCGTAAAGGTAGAGCTTTAGTGTTTGAACCAAAAGCTGAGATAGGCGATCGGTTTGAAATATACTACTATCGTAGGCTAGCAGATCTTGATGCAACTTACATTGTAAACCAAGCTAATATTAATGCAGGCTTAGCTACTCCAAATGGGGTTCCGGGCGATGGGAGTGTAGAGTTTCCAACAGGAAGTAACCTTTACTACACAGGCACTGAAGTTCCCAACTGGCTACGTGATGACCACGAGCGTATGTTGCTATGGGGTGCAATCGCACATGCATTAGATTATATTGGTGAAGACGAAAGAGCCTTAAAGTTCTTTGATAAGCAAAAGGCAGCTATTGCTGAGCTTAACTTAGAAGAAACTAAACGAAAAGTTAATGGTGGTTCTATGGTAGCTACTTATTCTAACATAGCTCAATTCTAAGGAGAGCATAAATGACTATAGATTATATACCCGGGACTACCTCTAATTTAGTAGGTGACCCATCAGAAGGTGGGGCATTCAGCTCCGGTAATAAACAAGAGCTTTCAGGCGCTAACACTGCAGCCGCTAACGCTTCTACTTCAGCCACTGCTGCCTTTGCTTCTGCAACTGCTGCAAATCTTTCTAAAGAGTCTGCAGCCTCTAGTGAAAGTAACGCACAGTCTTACAAAACTTTAGCTGAAACTGCAGCAACCACTGCAACAACTAAAGCTAGCGAAGCATCTACTTCTGCTACAAACGCTGCTGCATCTTACGATTCTTTTGATGACAGGTACCTTGGAGCTAAAAACTCGGCACCTTCTGCGGATAATGATGGCAATGCTTTAATAGTAGGTGCTTTGTATTTTAACACAACTTCCAATACTATGAATGTATGGAATGGCAGTGCATGGGCTATCGCTGCTGTTGATGGCTCTACTATATTACTTAAAGCCCAAAACCTTGCAGACCTCCCTAGCGTAAGCACTGCACGTACTAACCTTGGGTTAGGTACTATGGCATTGGAGACTGCTACAGACTATGCAACATTAGCAGGTGCAACCTTTACTGGTGACGTAACAGCTCCAGAGTTTATTGGTGTGCTACAAGGTGAGACTGTCTTTAAAGCTAAAGCAGGAGAAGCCTTGAGTAAAGGCGATGCTGTGTATGTTTCTGGTATTAGCGGTAACACCCCAGTAGTAAGTAAAGCAGATGCTAATGGTGCAAGCACTTTCCCTGCCTTTGGACTAGCCGCTGCAACTACATCTAACAATGGTACTCTTGATGTAATAACTGCAGGTCAACTTAAGAACTTTGACACTTCAGGGTTTAGCCTCGGAGATACATTGTACCTCAGCACAACTCCCGGAGTCCTTACAGCTACCCCACCCACAGGTGAAGGTTCTGTCATTCAGAACATGGGTAAGGTTGAACGAGAACATGCAAGCGTAGGTTCTATTCTTGTAGTGGGTGCAGGTCGTACTGCTGCTACTCCAAACCTTAATGACGGTAATGTTTTTATTGGCAACAGTTCAAACAAAGCTGTTACTGGTTCTTTCAATACCCTTGCAGATGCTCGAATCGCAAATAATATTATAGACGAAGATAGCTTTAGTACTAACAGTGCTACTCGTGCTCCTTCTCAACAATCTGTAAAACAATACGTAGCTGATCAAACCGCTAATATTAATGCTCCCACTATCAATACTCCAGATATTAACGGTGGTACTATTGATGGTGCAGTTATCGGTGAAGCTACTCCTGCAGCGGGAACGTTTACAGCTGTAACTGCTAACAACCTAAAAGCCAGCAGCAGTGCGCCATACCTTTACTCTCTTGATACTGATGTAGCTGATTCTGAGTTGAGAGTTGGGTGTTTTGGAGTAGGCGTTGCTTATCGTGCAAGAGGCGGGACAAGTGATTTTGGCGCACACCAATTCACTAGATTTAATGGAACTGATACTCACACAGTTTTAA